ATTAAAAGGAGTGATCAAGAGTTTTTGAAAACTCAACCAGTATATGTTGGAGTTGATGAAACAAAAACACCAGAGGTAAAGAAAGAAAAAGCACCACTATCCCCAAATGCTTTAACAAAACCAGAAGCACCAAAATCAGAAGTAAAGAAAGAATCATCACCCACAAATTGGCCGCTATCAAAGGAAAAGATTCATACACTTGCTAAAGGAGAAACACTTTATAGCTTGAGTAAGAAATACCATAAACCAGTTGCGATGATTCAAAAGGTAAATCGTATCAAAGATGCAACAAAACTTTCCGTTGGACAAAAATTAGTAATTCCTCAATAATATGTTAATGACATTGAAAGAATACAAGCAAGGAGTAGAGTATAGAGAAAGTATGTTAGTAGAATCTAGGAAGAGAAGAAAAGCAAGTAAAGAAAGTCTCCGCTATTTTTGGATGACCATTGCATTCTGCAATATCATATTCTTCTATGTTCTTTCAAAGATAGCATATCATTTTTAAAAATAATTCTTGATCTTACCAGAAATAAAGTATAATCTATTTGCTTAATAATAAATCACCACTATGAAATGGAATACGTTTGAAATAATTTGCCAAGGGGAAAGATTGTTGATGAGACAATATAAGGGGGAGACTATAAAGGAGACTCTCTTTAGAGAATTTGGTTGGTTGTTAAAACCAATCATTGAACAAACAAAATCATTTGAGAAATCACTTGATAAACTAAACTGGAAAATCGAAACAAAATAAAATGAAAATACTATTACTAATTCCTATTCTGTTTATGGTGGGTTGTGCATCAAACGAATACAAATACACCAAGATGTTTGAGGAACACAAGAACCACTATTACAAAGAAAAAAAATGTGGTTTTTGTAACCGAACAACATAAAATAATTCTTGCTTTTACCAGAAATAAATCATAATCTATTCATTCGCAGTTAAACCAAAAATCAACAAAACAATCAAATAGAAACCACCACTATGCCAAATCATTGCTCAAACTACCTATACCTCGCAAATGGAAAAAACATATTCCCTTTGTTGGATGAGTATATGCAAGAATCTTCTCCAACTGAATTAGACTTTGAGAAGATTCTGCCGATGCCAGATACTATCAAAGAATCTTGTGATCTTTCTTCTCATGAAATTATTATTAAAAAACTCAGAGCAACCGAAGAAGAAAGGAAAGAATTTGAGGAAAGGCTTGAAAATCTCAAGAAGATCAACAAAGAAAAACATGGAGTAAGCGGTTGGTATGATTGGTGTGTATCCAAATGGGGAACAAAGTGGAATGCTTATGATGGAACATCTAACGAATCATCTGTCGTTTTTTGCACCGCATGGGCTCCCCCACTCCCTATCATCAAACGACTTGCAGAACTTACTGGAGAAACTTTTGTTCTTGATTATCTTGAAGAAGGCGAGGGATTCGGCGGCCGCTATACCGCAGGTCCAGAAGACGATAATGATGAGTATTACGACGACATAACTACAGCACCAGAAGACATTCAAGAAGCGGTCGGATATACTTGTTATGAGTATTTAGATGAGGACAAAGAAGATGAAGAGGAGGAAGAATAATATGAACAACCTTCCTCTGCTATTCACATTATTTATAGGGATCATAACAGCATTATCAACTCAATCAAAATGAAAATACTAACAGACAACAAATACTCAGGAACACTAGAACGTAAAATTGCAATCACCTTGAATCAGAATATGATTCAAGCAGAAGATGGTGAATATATTTCTACCAAGAAAACTATTGACGATCTAACAGAAGAAATTGCAAGATCAGTCAGACGATTCCAAAGTGAAACGGATGAAGCGATGAATGAAAACTAAACAAACACCACAAGAATATAAAAACAAAAAACCTCAATTGTATCAAACAAATATATCAAACGAAATGAAAAGGAAAATAACGATTGTAATCAAAGGCGGCTGCGTAACTGATGTAGTCAAAGAAAACCTAGAGGACTTGACTATCATCGTCCATGACTATGATGTAGATCAAACCGATCCAAACTTGTTGAAGAAAGACAACGACGGAGAAAAGTATCAAGTAGTAACCCTAGAATAATATGACACCTAAAGAAGCAAAGATCATTGCATACGCACTTCAATTTCTATTGTCCAACTGGGATGATAACAATGAAGAAGACTTGGAAGACATTGCCATTGATAAGGATATCGAATTCCTTAAACATAAATACGAGAGCAAGAGTCAAACGTATACTCCTCACGAATTGTAAAAAATAAACTTGCTGTAATGTAACATAGTGCTATAATACAACACTATGTTACACTACACTCTAAAAAATATATGATTGAAAATCTAACACCTAAAGAGGACAATACACCCACAAAGATTTCCATGAATGTTGAAACCTTCTGGAACATTTATTCCGATCTTATTGGATTGGAAAAGTTCTTTGTTCGAGTAGTTGATAATAAACTCATTGATGATTCACATGATGAGTATGAGGACTCTAAAACATTCCTTTATTCAATTACAAATACTATTAACAACCTACAAGGAATTGTAGAATATATCAAGAGCAAATAATATGGAAGATTCCGAAGAAGATTATTTTTGTGAAATGACCTCATGTGTTATGGTAAAGGGGGAATGGATTCCAGTAGATGACACAGAGTTCTTAAACATTGAAGAAGATTTGCAAGGATATGATTTGATGACGTTTAAGTATAAAGGAAACAACTACAGATCAAGAGTCACCCAAAGACCACGACAAGATAAGGTAGAGGTTTAGAAGAATTTCAACTGTGGTGGTTGACCCCATCCTCGAAAGAGGGTGGGGTTTTCTTTTATACGTATAGAATCTTTTTATACGTATGTTTTTGCTTTTGTATCTTACGGAAACTGCTGCCCGGAGCCCAAAAAAATTTCACCCCGGAGAACCCTTTCCGTAAGATACATTTATATTTTTTGTATCTTACGGAAATTCCAGCCAGGGCTTCGAGCCGGATTGGGATGAGTAACCATGTTTGATTTTTTTTATTTTTTTCTTGCTTTTACCAGAAAAAAAACATATTCTATGTGCCTTATGAAACTATTGTCTACAGCAAACACAAAAATCAAAAAGGGTGAAAAGTATGGATGGACAACCTTTGGTCTATCTTTCGCTCCTGCAAACCTTTCTGGAAAACAACTCTGCCCCCATCGTTCTGCTGGATGTGAGTTTTCTTGTTTGAATACCGCTGGCATGGGTGTCTTTTCAAATGTTCAAGAAGCAAGAATCGCAAAGACGAAATACTTTATCGACGAGAGACTTGTATTCATTTCTCAACTCAAAAGGGAATTGGTGGCGGCAGAAAAACACGCAAAGAAGATTGGCATGAAAATTGCCGTTCGTCTGAATGTTCTTTCTGATCTTCCGTGGTATAACATTATCGAAATGTCAGACTATCCTAACATTCAATTCTATGATTATACTCCTAATTTGGAAAGAATGATTCAATTCTTGCAAAAGAAATTACCAAAGAATTACCATTTAACATTTTCTCGCAAGGAAAATAATCAGAACAAAGTTGAATTGATTTCTTCAATGGGTGGAAATGTTGCGGTGGTTTTTGACAAACTTCCAAAGACATATCTCGGAAAGAAAGTAATTGATGGTGATGAAAGTGATTTGCGTTTTCTTGATGAAAAGAATGTCATCGTTGGTCTGAAAGCAAAAGGCAAAGGCAAGAAAGACAATTCGGGCTTTGTGATTAAAGTCTGACAAACTCTTTCTTCTAAAATCCGATCACTCGAAAGGGTGGTCGGATTTTTTTTTGTAAAAAAATAAATTACTTTTTTTCTGGACAACCTTACAGTAAAAGTCCGTAAGATACATTTATACTTTTTGTATCTTACGGAAATTCTTTCCAGGGCCGCCGGTGTTCCGCCGCTCTTAAACTTTTTTGAAATTGTTCTTGCTTTTACCAGAAATAAATGAGACACTATTTGCCTTATGAGTTATATAGAAAAGAACCAAGCAACGTGCCTCCCTCCAGAGGCATACATCAAACTCTGGCAAACCTCTTCCAAGTCACAAGAGATGCCAAGATTCAAATCATCTGTATATCCCGACAAAAAAATAACCTCAATTAAATTCGAGAAATGAAAGCAACAAAAGAACAATATGATGAGGCATTAACTATATACAATAAAGGTGGTCAATATTCAGTATATAACTATGCTTATAAAATTGGTGTGAACGAATGGTCTTATTGTGAACCTTGCGAAGACAAGACTCCAGATTGCCATGATAAAAGTTGCCTAGTATGTGGGAGTTTAAAATGAAAAAGGCATTTTGGTTTCACTATAATAAACCTCTGTCGCTTCAAAGGAAGAAAAACATTTTGACAATTCACTTCAATGGTGTTTGTCATTTTGTAGAGGGATTGGATTGCCAAGTCCCTATAAAAACTAGGAATAGAAAGATGCAACCTAGATGTGTAATGGCAGGAAAAGCAACTCAAATAGAAATAAAAAATGAAATAGCAATAATAAAATAATTTACTCCTTCTCCTACAATCCCATCACCCTATAAGGGTGATGGGATTTTTTTTGTATCTTACGTAATCGAGGGTAAATATATTACTGTGAAATTTAATTATTCTATTTTGTGTGAGGAAATTTTTGATGAAATATTACTAGAGTCGTTATTTAGTCATATATTTAATCGTCCAGAATTTGATGAAATAAAAAAACGATTGTTACAAGTCAATAATGAAAAGAGACCTGCGATGTCAAAGCTCAATGACTACAAAGCAATTAAAAGAGAACTAATTGCTCTTATGCGATCTGATGATTTTAGTCATATAAATTCTCTTTTTACTATTAATGATGAAGGAAAAGAATTGCTCACCCCAGTAAATGCTAAGAAACTAAACGAACTCATGGAGAGATTGGTCAATACAATGATCGACAAATACGGGGATGATTTTAAAAAACTTAGTAGTGACTATCTGAGCATGGCTCGCTTCCAGGCACAGTAGCATTCCGTAAGATACGTTTGTATCATTTGCATCTTACGGAAGTCAACCCCTGGCCGGTGTCATGGTTTGGCATATTTTTGTTTGCGATTTTTCTTGATCTTCTCAGTTATTTCTGACAAGATATTTCTGTTATGAAACTAATCGCCACAATTCTGTGTTCATTATCATTAATCGGATGTGCATCAAAATCATACACAACTCCATCTACCTATTCATATACTCCTCCTCCATCTTCGTATGGTGTAACTGGATATAGTAGTGGAGTAGGATATGGTGGACAAGTAACTAACGTCCAAGATTATTATAGATCACAACCTCGTTATTGCTCCCCTACCTATTCATATAATCCTTATGAGGAACAACGTCCATCAAACGTAACAAACAACTACACAACAAACAATTACAATTATTACAAATGAAATTTAAAATTCAAATGGTAGGAGCTAATGGATGGGGAGATGTAAAATCATCCTATGATGGTGGACCTTATGAGGTAGACCTTTTCTCTTCTAAAAAAGATGCAAAGACTGAAATAAAAGACTTGTCAGAACATTATGCAGATGATATTTCTAACTATCGAATAGTAACAAAAGAGACTCCCTCTGACATTGACTTCTACAATTAAAAAATATATGAAAATCCTAGTAGCTTGCGAAGAATCCCAAGCAGTAACAAAAGTAATGAGGGCAAGAGGACATGAAGCATTTTCGTGCGATGTTCTTCCTTCTAGTGGTGGGCATCCAGAATGGCATCTACAAGAAGATGTTATACCTCTTCTACAGAAGGATTGGGATATGGTGATTGCCTTTCCTCCTTGCACTCACCTAGCAGTAAGTGGTGCTCCTCATTTTGCAAAGAAGAGGGCAGATGGAAGGCAACAACAAGGTATTGATTTCTTTAATATCTTTACTAATCTTCCTCATATTCCAAAGGTGGCAATAGAAAATCCTATTGGGATCATGTCAAATCTTTGGAGGAAACCTGATCAAATCATTCAGCCGTATATGTTTGGCGATGAGTTTTCTAAATCAACTTGCCTATGGTTAAAGGGATTGCCTCTATTGACTCCAACGAAGATGGTGGGTAAGGGAGAATTTAAAGAATGGATCGACAAGAAAACTGGAAAGAAGAAGAGACAAGCATTGTGGTTTTATGAAGCATTTGCTAATTCAAAGTCGTCAGCAGAAAGATCGACTATCCGTAGTAAAACTTTTCAAGGTATTGCTGATGCAATGGGACAGCAATGGGCATGATATCGTGTTGTAATATAACATGGTGTTATATCACAACGATTTTTGTAACAACCTTCTTGCATATACAACTAAAAAACTAATACAACAAAAATAATTCTTGCCTTTACTAGAAATAACTGACATAATAATTGCCTTATGAAAATTGTAACTGATTCAGCAGTCGTCAACGGAACTTCCCTCAAGGGATATATCTCTATCACACACCAAGAACTTGTTGATGTTCTCGGAGAACCAAGGACTAATTTCTGTGGAGATGGAAAGGTAACTTGTGAATGGATTGTAGAACTGGCACATCGGTGGACACACTCAAGATATTATTAAAAGTATGAGAGAATACTTTCCCGATCATTTAGTTTATGTTGGATAAAATTTCCCTCCAATCCCCTTATATCTAACTCCCCTTCCCCAAGATATAAACCCCCAAATCCCATCACTTGAAAGAGTGGTGGGATTTTTTTGTGCGTATTAAAACCTTTTATACGTATAATATTATTTTATACGTATGTTTTTGCTTTTGTATCTTACGGATTTGCACTGTCCGGGCAACGACCCTCGACACCCGGTAAGCCGTTTTCCGTAAGATACTTTTATAGGATTCGTATCTTACGGATTTTTACCGTACCGGGGCAAAAGGGCTTAAAATTATAAAAATATAGTTTTGTATCTTACGGATTTTCCCGCCAGGGGCCCAAACCGGAATACAGCCATCACCTACCTATAACTTTTTTTTGTTTGGAGAATTTTCATCTTCTATGACAAATCGAATATGCCTTCATCTAAAATGTCTGATCCATCGACCAAGAAATTGGAAATTTTACCTTGGTGGAATATGGAGAGAACTCTCTGAATTTTTCCCAAAGATTTTTCTTGCTTTTACTAGAAATAAATGAAAGACTATACGCCTTATGAAACTCAAATATCAATTCAATGATGGAGGAAGATTCTTGGCTGGATATAGTGGAGGTGCTGGAGATTGTGTGGTTCGTGCCTTGTCTATTGCAACTGGTTCTTCATACAGCAATATGTATGAATTTGTAAATAGAACTGCTCGCTGTTTTGAAAGTCATTCAAAAGTAAAAAGCTCAAACGTCTATGGAATTTATAGCAACTCTGTGAAGGGTATAATGAAAATCTTGAGACTGAAGTGGATTGCCAAAAAGAGCAACGGAATGCTTGTGATCCCAACAAAAGGAACATATATTGTTTCTCTCATCGGACACGTTTGTGCCGTGGTTGACGGAACTATCCATGACACTCATAACACAATCAATCCTATCAACTTAACACTCGCACAAGGATATTGGAAAGTAAAATAATATGAACATGATCGAACTTCTCACAGGAGACAATGCTAGAAGCACAGCAACTTTGTTTGGATTCAAAAACATTGAAAACATCTTTTCTATAAGAGTTTATGGAACTGCCTTCAACGATCTCGATGAGTATTGTAATCTAATTGCAAGAGACTCTAACGGAAACGTAATCGAAGAGAAAAGAATTAACGGATACTAACATGAAAACTATACTAGAAGATATAAAATATATTTGGAATAACATGGAGGCTTGGATGATAATATTAGGTATTCTTTGGTTTTATGTAGGACTCTGTTCTCTAATGGTGATTCTGTCGGTAGCAAGAGGACTATTCAACTTAAAATTTTTTGGACTATTCGTGTAGGGCAAATTACAATTACTCAAATCCCATCCTTTAATTAGGGTGGGATTTTTTTTGTATTTGTATACAGAAGAGGATCGTTTAACAATTTACGAGGCCACAGGTGGTTGAATCCGTAAGATACAAAAAGATATAATGCATCTTACGGATTCTCACTGTTCAGGACCGAATTCGGCCAACCCTCGAGATCCCAGCTGCTATACTTTCCGTAAGATACAAAAAGATTTTTTCATTTTGTTCTTGATATTTTCAGAAATAAATGCGACACTATATGTCTTATGAATAAAACACAAGTTCTGTCAATCGTCCAAGGAACAAGCGGAAGACACATTGCAGTGCATTTTGAATCTGTCAAAAAACCTGCGGCGGCATTCAAAGCTCATTCGCTTCGCAAAGAAGTAAAGGGTGCTTTCCGTGCTGGAATTGATTTTTCAAATCTTTCCGTGGTTAAAGAGGGGATTGCAAATGGTGAACGTGGTGAGGTGCAAAAATTGCCGTGGGGTGAATGGGTGAACTTCCCCTATCAAATTGATCACAAGGATAAATCATATTTCCGATTCTACCTTCCGACTGGTGGAGCTATTCAGCGTCCAAAAGTGGAGTATTTTGTTGACGACAAGGCTGTTGCAAAGGATGAGTTTGCATCCTATCTAACTAATTCCGAACGTGAGAAAATGTATTCGGAAGATCGTGATCCTTGCTTCGTGGTCAATGCTGATAACATCTTCAGCATAGGATAATTTCGTAGTAGGCAAAAATAAGGAGAGAATCCCATCACTCGAAAGGGTGGTGGGATTTTTTTGTATCTTAATATTAACATTAATTAAATATTAACTAAACATTAATTAAATATTATATAAACATTAAGTATCTGGCGGCTGGGTTTGGCCGCTAAAAGTTTTCCGTAAGATACTTTTATAGGATTAGCATCTTACGGATTTCCACTGTACCGGGGCAAGGTCGTCATAGTATATTAAAAATGTATCTTACGGAAAGTGCTGCCCGGAGCCCAGTCGAGCCGGATTTTGGTGCTTCGACCATATTGATTTTTTTTTATTTTTTTCTTGCTTTTACCAGAAATAAATGAGACACTGATTGCCTTATGAAATTCGCAATCAAATCTCAGAGCGGAGTAAACATTCTAAAGCACTGCACTCTCGGCAGAGGCACGACAGAGTCAGAGGCATGGGAAGATGCCTTCGGACCAAAGCCTTGGCACTCGTCTGTCAAGAAGGCGGCGAAGAAGGCATGGGTAACAGAGGTAGATGAAGAGGAGGAATATGAAGACTAAAATCCTCAAAGCAATCGATACTCTAGATAACCTAGCATTCCCTATCATTGGTATGATTGCTGTCTATTCAATCATATCCCTACTACTCATACTAAAAGATTATCTCAATGCACACTAAATAACATTTCATATCATAAGACAATCCCCACTCTTTAATTAGGGTGGGGATTTTTTTTATGCACACTGCTGTAGTCTAACAAAGTGTATAGGCATAACAAAGTGTATAGGCATAACAAAGTGTATAGGCATAACATTAATATTAAGTAAACATTAAGTAAACATTAAGTAAACATTAAGTAAACATTAAGTAAACATTAAGTAAACATTAAGTAAACATTAAGTATCGAACGGCTGGGTCCAACCTCTGGGTCCAGCAGGTGGTTGTTTCCGTAAGATACTTTTATGGTATTCGTATCTTACGGAAACCCACTGTCCGGGTAAACCTTGGTTAAAATTTTATTATGTTTTTTTAAAATACGGTAAAAAAACAGACATCGGTATTCTAGGACCCCGTCTGTAAAAATTTACCACATATGTTTTTATTTAAGGAAAGGGGGGTGTGGGCGATGCCCCCTATACCCCCTATATTTCTCCTATACTGCCATATATGCCCCTTTCTTTACAAATGAATACATTGTTGCTTTATAATTCGTTTTTATATGATAAATATTTTCTATTAAGATATTAGTTATGAAAAATAAAGATCAAATATTACTAGAGGAAGCATATGAATTGATATGTGAAAAGAAAAAAAGGAAAAAGAAAAAGAAAAAAGGTATTAAACATATTCCACAAAATTCTTTATATAGGGGGATTGGATATGGATATGGATATGGATATGGTTTAGGTTATGGTGAAGGTGGGGGCGAAGGTGATGGTGGTGGGGAAGAATAATTTTTAATATATGAAAAACAAAGATCAGATTATCCTTGAGGATATGTATTTAAAGACTCGTAATATTATCAATGAGGATAATAATGATTTGGTATTTGAGTGTGTGGTGGATTTGGATGTTTTGCAACAAAAGAAGGGTGTTTATATTGATTATCCTAAAGAGATACGTGTTAAGTATAGATTAGAATTTGAGTATAAGAGTTGGGGGATTTCTGGAGCAAGTGCTATAGTTTTGGGATTTGAGTCTTTTAATATTACTGTTACAGATGAATTTTTAGATTCTTTGAGTGATGAGGAGAGGGAAGTTAATTCTATTATGGATGATAGTTTTGCGGAGCACAAGAGGGAAATTGAGATAGTATATTCTAAGGATATGCGTGTTGAGTGGGGAAGGATTACTTCTGATAGTTATGGTCAGATAAGACCTAATTCTATTGAATTTTTCTTTGATGATGATTTTAAGGTAGAGTCTATTAATCTTACTTTTTAGATATAATTAAAGGTATGCAAATATATGTTCAAAAATTATCGGATCCTTTGGGGGAATGGTCTTTAGATGTTGATCCTTCTGATTCTATTCAAGGAGTTAAACAAAAAATTCAAGACGAAGAGCTTCCAACTGTTTATGATTATTTAAAAATCAAATTGTTCTATAACAGTGTTGAGCTTTTTAATGAGAGTACCTTATCAGACTATAACATTCAGAAATTCAGTCATTTGACTGCTATATATAAGGTTCCAGGGCGATCTGTTTTATATATGTCTTAAAAGTTTATATCCATATATACTTAGGTGAAAAATAAGTATTGATATGACAAAGAAAACAAATTGGAACTCTCGCATGAAGGGGAGTTCTAGTGATAAGCCAACAAGGAAAAAGAATCAAGGATTTATTACCTCATCATTTAGGGTTGAGGAGGTATTGGATGAGAGTGGGGAAGTGTTGGAAGATACTGTTATTAAGTTTATATTTGGGGGACTTATAATATATTTGAGTATTGCAAATGCAATTAAGATGAATATTGATTTGGATAAGATATTGAAATTTAAGAAGTAATATTAATCTTCAATGATTTGTTCTATTTTACAATTATTAAAAACCTCATCTAGTCTTTCCATTGGATATAGTTTGTCTTTTGGTAGGTAATAGTTATTAATATTAAGAGAGGAGAAAACTTTTTTGGGTTGTTCTTTCATTATCTTTTTTGTTGTCCAGCCAAGGAAGTTTATATTATCCTCTGAGAGAAATTCTGCTAGAATGAGAATATCCGAACATTTATTGATTTCCCATTCTTTTACTAGGAGATTAAATGCTTTTTGATATGTTTTAACATCAAGGGTAACAATCTTCTTATCGTCTATTTTGATTTTGAAATCTATATGATTGTCTCCTTTGGGACGGAATTTGAGATCGGGTTTTAAATTATATCTTTTTCCAAGGGCGATTTCACCAGAGAGTCCTATTGTCTGTTCTCTGTATTTGTCATCTTTATAATATCTTTTTCCCTTTAGAGAATTTTCGGAATTGGGTTTATCTTTTCTATGGAGGTCTTGTCTTTCCTCGGCAATTTGTCTTGTGTTAGATTTTTGAATCATAGTAGATTTTTAAATATTTGTTCTAATACATTTACTGTTATAGTATTACCCATCTGTCTATAAGTATGTCTGTCTTTGGAATGAATAACAAATGTATCTGGAAATCCTTGAAGTCGAGCACATTCTCTTGGTGTAAACTTTCTTATAGTCTTACCATCTGGATATATAAATCCATGAATATCAATTAGATTTTGACAAAATATAGTTCCTTCATATCTAATTTTCTTTCTACCGAATTTTGTCTTTTTGTTTGCTTGTTTAACTTCTCCAAATAACTTTTCTATTTTAAAATTTTCTTGTTCTCTATGACAAACATTTATCATCTCTTCTGCAATTTGTTCTGATACAAAGTATTTGCTATCTGGAGATTGTTCTAAAATGTCTATGAAGTGTGATTGTTTTTCTATAAAACAAAAGTTATTTGGATTCTTATTAAGGTCTTTTCTAATTCCAATTCCAAAAACACGTTCCCTATTATGTGCAACTCCGAAGTTTTTTGAGTTTAGTATATAGGAATGAAAATTATAATTTTTTTCTATTCTTTCTTTTATTTGAGAATAAAAAGCACTAAACTTGTTATGTAGTAATCCTTTAACATTTTCAAACATGATATAATCGGGTAGAAGTTTATCGATAATATCTAGAGAATAGTTTACTAATAGACTTCTACCCTTGGAAAGATCTTGATTTCCAATAGAACTGACATCTTGGCAAGGAAATCCAAATACATATAAATCAACAGATTCTAGTTTATTTATATCTATTTTAGTAATATCATCATACCATACTTCGCAGGTATGATTTTTCATATAAGTTTCCTTTGCAAACTTATCAATATCACATGCCCATTTTACAACATGTGGTATATTAATATTTTTGAGTGCTTGCTCTGGAGAACCAATTCCGCTAAATGTTGTTCCTACTCGTAGTGTTTTCATATTTTATATCTTCCACCAATTTGGGACATTACCATTCTTTTCCCACTTTGCAAATTCTTTTTTATCTTTGAGGTAATATGTTCTATATGCCTTTACTGGATCGATGTTTTTATATTCTTCTGGCATTGCCTGTGAGGTAAATACTATTATGAATAATAAAAGACAATGTACTATATGTCAAAATATATTTCCAGCAACTACTGAATATTTTCATAAATCTAATACCTCCAAATGCGGACTTCATAGTAGATGTAAATCATGTAAGCAATTATTAGAAACGGAAAGAAGAAAGAAAAATCCAGAAAAAGCATTATTAAAAGACAAATTTTTTAGAGAAAAATATAAAGACAAAAGATTATCTTATATAAAAGATTACGCTCAAAAAAATAAAAAAAGATTAAACGAAAAAAGAAAAAAGAGATACCATAATGATCCAAAATATAAAATTAAACAAATATTGAGAGGTAGATTTTATGGCGTTATTATTAAAAAATACCAATCTTCTATGGAGTTTGGATGCTCTATTGAAGAGTTATGTTTATACATAGAATCAAAATTTTCAAATGGAATGTCATGGGAAAACCATGGAGAATGGCATATAGACCATATCAAACCCTGTTGTGCTTTTGATCTTACTGATCCAGAACAACAAAGAGAGTGTTTTCATTATTCTAATCTTCAACCATTGTGGGCTGTTGATAATTTGAAGAAAAACGGGAAATACCCTCAATAAACCAAGATGGTGTGGGTCGTCCTTTTTCCCATTTTGCAAAATTTGATTTTTCTTTAATATAATAAGTTCTATATGACTCTACTACATTTTTTGATTTATATTGATCAGGCATAGCACAAGGTTGATCTGTAAACTTCCCATCTGGAATAAGATAATCCATATTACATAATTTTTCAATTCCCTTCTGACATGAATGAATTTTACAATACCTTCTTGTATATTCATTACAAAGCTCAAGAGCATGAATAGACGCCCATTCATAATTTTTCTTGGTGTCCCCTACCCATCTTGTACAAGGATGATTTTTATGACCACCTTTTAATGGAGTTCCTTTTGCAGTTAAAGGCATGTCTTCTGGTGTTGCACCATGCCTTAAAACAGCACTTCCCATTTGTTGATATAATTCAACAACCATTTTCACTATATGTTTATCACAATATTGTTGTGCCGCTTCGATTGGATCTGTAGATAGAATAAAGATATTCATTTGTTATGTTTTATTGAATTTTTATTGAAATGTCAATAAAAAAAGTAAATATTTTTATATGAGAGACAACGATCAGATACTACTAGAGAGTTTATATATATCAGTATATAATGAAAATTCTTTGAATCCTGCCCAACAACAAGCACTTAGCAATCTATCACAACATTCACAAGACATAGCAAATCAGCTTTTAGATTACCTTTCAGAAGGTGCTCGTAAAGCAAGTTTTTATTATATATCAAAAACAAATGGAAGAGAAGGAAAGTATTATGTTGATCTTGGAGTTGACTACGGAACCGCAAAGCGTGAAAGTCATGATGCTATAAAAAAATATGTAGATATGTTGAAGGAATCAGATCCACAAAATCCTGATATTGAAGTTGGAGAAAAGATTTTAAATCCTCCTCCTTCTAATAGAAAAGCACCAGTTGATAGAAAAATAAATATAGGTCATGGTATATCTATTCAAGACACTGCTAAAGAACCTGGTGTATATCGTCTTTACATCTATGCATATTGTCAAAATGATATAGAGAAAGATGATGAAGGAAAAGCCGTAAGAGATTTTGAAGGAAATTTTGTTCGTTCTGCCGCAGGAAAAGTTGATGAGGTAGTACCACCTTCCAAACAAAAATCATTTAGCAGTGCCGAACAATTACAATATAAATTAAAAACTAAATTATCTAGATTTAGAAGATTTATACTTGATCCTGAAAACATATCGGGTGT